ACATACCAGAAGTAACCTTTGTCATCAACTGCTTTTTTATTGGCAATCTCTGGATAATATTTTTCCCATGCAATAAATTCATTTGGGTAATCTTCATCGTTTATTGCCATATCATATTTTACATATCGCATACCAACGGAATGATTTTTTACCCAACCATTGGCATATTGTTCGAACATCTTTTTATTGCGCTTTTTCTCAATTATAGATTCAAAAACTAATGCTTGAGTTTTGCCTTCAAAATCAAATCCCAATTCATTCCATGTATAATCTTTTACGTAAGCTTTTAAATTTTTACCCTCTGAAATAATATGAGAAAATTCCATCTTATGCTCCTGAAGGTGCATAAGCATTTTATTCTCTTTTAAACTTTTATTCCAAAGTCCACGGATATGAACATCAAAATGAGAATCCATTAAATTCGTGGTGTTGATGATAACAATGACTTTTAATTCATCCAAAAATGAAACATCAATAGGTTCGTTTGCTTTTTCAGTATCTTTTTTCAACATTGAAATAGTTGGCGCGAATGAAATACAATCAGCAATCTTTAAATTTGCTTTTTTTTGTGCAATCAAACTATCCTTATTTTTAAATAAAAATTCAAATAATTCCTTTTTAGTTTCAAACTTTTCGCCGCTGTATGTTTCCATAACTTTACTTTTTAATCAGTTCCCTATTGTCGAATTGCTTTTGTTTCAATTTACTTAGCCTCTTAATTTCCTTCTTCGTTGGTTTCCTTTCCATTTCTTTCGCTTTTTAATTTATCCCCGTCGCTAATTATAGGCAAATCTATTAATTCTAAATATTGGTTTTGTGTAATTATATCGTTTTCGTAAGCATCTTTTGCAGTCCGTCCTTTTAAATTCAATGCAATGGCCTTTTCTTTGAAAGCATCCTGCATAGCAGGGACGTGATCCCATGTGGTTTTAATCTCAAAACCATAATCAAAAGTGTTTAACCTGTAACTCCAGTAAGAATCTTCGTCTTCGACCATCGGGATAACAGTGTCCTGGTAAAATCTTCTTACTGATTGGATTTGATTTTCATAAGTTGCCCCGGCGATGTATGTCTTAATTAGTTCCGGGGGTATTCCAAATTCATTAGAAATCAACATTGCATTATTTGAAAACTCTTTATAAATTCCAATTTCTTCCGAATTCATTGTAGTTTTGAAATAATCTAACGGTACCGGAGACAATAAAAAAGGGTTTTGTCCGCTCAATAATCCATAATCACGCTTAAATACACTATCAATATTCTTTTTCTCATCAGGACTTAATGACACTGTTCCGCCATCGCCACCCATTTTTTTAACTGAAATAATTCCCCCCGCTGCTCCACGGTGCGACAAAATTGTATTCATCGCTTCGAATGCTTTTTGTGTGTTTGTGATTGGATATTTTAAAACTTCTAATTTCGAAATACCCATTACAGTAGCCATTTCACTGGAAATGTTTACCTCATTAAAATGAAGTATTTCTTCCGGTGAAAAATATTTGATCGGATCAAAATTATTTAAAGCGTACCTGCTGATTATCCCTGATATTTCTGTCTGGTCAAATATTTTTCCTGTTTGTTCAACATTAACAAATTGACTAGGTAAATTTACCAGTGTATTGATATTCAATAAATCGATTTTAGAGTTAAACCCGATTGGCATGTTTGCATAAACATAACGATTACCAAATGTTTTTAAATAGAATGTACCTTGGAATGCAAATTCCTTGGCTGATTGTAAGGGGTTTGGACGTTGTACAAGTAATTTGTAAGCTTGTTTTATTGCGGGGTTATTTTCTGTCCAGGGAATTATTTCGCCTGAGTTTATATCAACTGCAATTTTCTTTCCGTTACTTGATGCTGTTGCTAATAAGTTGATTGCACCTTTTACAATCGGGTTAAACCTTACGGCATCTTCAAAATCCTGTGGTTTTGATAATGAAATCCAACGGGGTTTGCCAATGTTGTAATCGTAATTTTTGAGTAAAGATTGACTAGAATTGAATTGAGAATGCAAACGGTTTTCACGTCCTATTCTCCAGTCATTTATTAACGATGAAAAGATATTTGACATTAAAAATGTACAATTATTTTACACAAAGATAAAACAATTTCTGTAAATGTCAAATATTTTTACAGATGTATGATTTTTTTACGTTTAATATTAGTTCACATGACATACCTTTTATAACTACTATTCTAAATTTTTAGTTTTAATTCATCTCAAAGATAAACTAAACAAACAACAAACACAACAAAAAGAATGTAATTTTACCGGATTGAGACAACATTACTTAAACATTCCAAAATGCGCCTCCAAATGCGCTGCACCACCTGCCAAAGAATCAGGAGCATCATCTTCCTTTTTTGAAGTCTTCAATAACCTATAAACTTGGTTCATAAATTTTTCAGTTGTAGGGTTTGGGTTCTCAGGGAAACGAAAAAAATATTTAATAATCCCTGCCATGCTTAATATACGCGCCATTTTATTGCCCTTAGACCATTGTCCGTATATCTCGATACTAGGCAAAAGTTTCGTTATGCGCCGTTTAAAATAAGCCCCGGCTGAGTTTGTTTCACATACTATCTTTCTAATTGATTGCTCTTTTGTTTTGCTCAATATTTGGCTTTCTTGAATAGTTAAATTTTCCTGATCAAATATTGCGTCAAACAAATAAATATAAGGTTCAACCACTTGTAACAATGGCATAGCAAAATAATCCGCACCCTCATCGGCTGTATCGATGACCGCAAATGTCCAACCTTGCATTACTGTTTTGCCGTCAATTATTTCAGTAGGGATATTTTTATAAGTCTTTAGCGAGGACATCGGAAATGCTTTATTTTCGTTGTCGCTAATTGCCTCGCACATATAATTAGCGTAAAAAATCATTCTGGTTTGTGAATCTACCAACATTCTTTTTTTAAGCTTCTCAAAAGCTTCGCGCCCCATCAATTCATCGCATAGCATTTTATCAGTTTCAGCGTTATAGATAGGCATGGAAAGGATATACCACTCCTCCCCCTCGGTTTCTTCCAATATAGCCTGTGGATCGCGTTCACCCCACAAAGTAGCACAAAATATTTCTTTTACTTCCCCAGCTTCTGCACTGTTGCGACTGGAAAATGTACCTGAAAACCATCGCCAAATCTTTTCTAGTGCTACTTCGCTCATTGCCTGTTCAGCATCCTTGACAATGTCGTCAACTATCCGAAGGGTTGCACCTTTCCCCGTAACTCCTCCGGTTACGCCAACACCCAAATAATTAAAATGTTCTCCTTCCAAAGCCCACTTCTGAACTGCTTTATCGCCGTGTTTCAGTTTTGTTTCTGGAAAAATATCGGAATAAACTATTTGACTAGGTAGATTTTTAACTTCCATAATCCCGTCCCTGGTGTACCTTGAAAAATCTGTTGCCTGTGAATCCGAACGCGACGCAGTTATAATTCTTTCTTGACGGTTCAATCCAAGTACCCATTTTGTAAAATTTACCAGTGTGCGGCTCTTGCCGTGCTGTGGTGGGATTCTGGTAATTAATTTTGTATAGTAACTCCCGTCTGGTTTTAATAGTTTGTTATTATAAAATTTGTCTAAGGTGTCGCAAAGGACTTTTAAATGTGGTTTTTTATCGTTGTAAAAGTCCGGTTCTAGGGTGCTGCAAAATTCCCAAAAATTATGTTTCGATAATTCAATATTTAATTCCCTGTCAAAATTCATTCTGGTTTTTTGCCATACTTTAATTGATAAAGCTCTTCAAAGGTTTTACCCTCCAAACCAGTGCTTTGCGTTAATGAGCCGTCTGGATTTGTTATCCCTAACGATTGAAACGCCCGACCGTCAAACATTTCCTGAATTAATTTGATAGCCTGGAAAGCGTTAGAATTATTACCCATTGCCATTGATTGAAGCTTCAAAGCCATTGCCGTTTGAGTGGAAATTTTAAAAATATAAAACTCTTTGCCGTCTTTTTCTGCCATTTTCAAAAACTGCTCTTTCGGTATTGGAAGCTCACCATCTTTCAAAAGGATTTCTTTGAGCTGGTTTTTAATTGAGACAGGTTGACCTTTACGGTTAATATTCTCAGGATGTTTATCCAATCCTGCTGTATTTATTTTATCCCCAAAATTCTCTTTCATATTGAGTTGTTTTTGAGTTGTAAACTATGTTTTTAGTTTGAACCATTGGATGTTTATTTGTGTTGCTATTTTAAATTTCAGATTTAAACAACCACCTGCCACATACTGAGCATTTATATTGGTTTTTTCCTTTTTTAATTTTCTTTTCAACCCATTCTATCCGTGCCTGGTAGCTTAAATCTTTTACTTTATGCGATTTGCAAATTTTCACAACATCCCGGCAATATTCATTTTTTAAATCTTCTGTAATTGGCTGATCTTCTAAATCTGATTCTAATTGTTTACAAAAATCGATACCATAATTAACAGATAATATTAATGCTTCTGTTATATCAGTTACCTCTTTTTCATGGGTCAACTGTATTTCCAAACGTTCAAATCCACGGGTAATTTTTTCACTAATATTACCTCTTCTGCGAAATCTTATTCCATGGGATCCAAGAAATTCGATTATCGTTTCATCTAATATACTTTCATCAGTACAATTCACTTTAAAATACAATAACCGCAAATCTGTTTCGTCCATTACTTCATAAAGTAAATACGTTATTTTAAACAGATTATACGCCAATGGACATTCTTTTTTAATTTGATTCCAATTTTTCATTTTTGTAGTTTTAGTTATTTTTCATTTCAAAAGTAATTATTAAAATAGATTATTTCCACCACTGCCAGAACAATCACTGCAATGGCAATTATATATACCCTGTTAATCTTTCTTTTCATTTTGTCGTGTGTTTGCACAATAATTAAAAAACAATATCAAAAAAACTGCAAAAATATAAATCAAAACAATTATTAAAATTTTCATATCGTTTAATTTAAGCAGTGAAAAGGGATGACCGCAACAAATATAACTCCCTCATCGCTTTGCGCCTGGTAACATTCCCAACCGCATTTACAAATTTAGTCTTTTTTGGAGTAATATCAAAATAAATATAAGTATGATTAATATTTTATTCATTGTCAATAACAAATTTAATCCCAAAAATATTAATAATATTCCTGAAATTTTTAACTCCGTTATAACTCATATTATTCTCTTTCGAATACTCAGGAATAGTTTTTAAATTCAAAAAATCCCCTGCAAGTGCAATTAATTGAACCAACGCATCGTTTGACCATTTACCGGAATAAATTTCTTTTCCAATTTCTTCTAATCTATTCATTTCAAAATCAGTTAGTTCCATGTAGTTCATTTTATTGTATTAAATATAGCCTTTGTTAGGCACAATAAAAAATACTACCATAGTGATTTCTGCATCGTTTGTTCTTTAAACC